CATGGTCATATTCCACCTGATACGTTGGCTGATGAAGTGTTGTCTTTGGGTTTGTGGTATCGTGACGCTCTTTGTTGTGTGGAGGCTAATAACCATGGTTTAACTACGATCACGCAGCTTCGACAGTTGGGTTACCCTAATTTGTTTAGGCGCAGATCGTTGAATCAGGCTACTGCTAAGGTTTCTCAGGAGTTTGGTTGGAAAACTACTCGCACTACTAAACCTTTGATGATTGATGATTTGTCTATGGCTTTGCGTAACAATGAGTTGACGATTTATGATCGTCACACTATCGCTGAGTTGCGTACTTTTGTTCGCACTGACAGGGGTACTATGAATGGTTCTCCTTATGATGACAGGGTTATTGCTTTGGCTTTAGCTAATCAGATGCGTAAGTATGCTTATGCTCCTGAGTATGCTCAGAAGGTTGATGATTATTGGACTTTGGATTGGTTTGCTCGTTTATCTGACAAGTCTTCAGCTGTTGGTGACGATTTGCGTATAGGTGGTTCTACTACTCGTGGGACACCGTTTTTCTCTTAGTAGGGAATTCCTATAAACCGAAAGGTAATTTAATGGCAAGAAATTTTGTTTCGCATACCAGCGCAACTGAAACTGTTGATGGTGCGAAAGGTCAAAACAATAAGATGGAGCGTGGTGGTTCTGTTGTAACTAACCCTTTGTGGGATGCTGCACAGCCTAACTCTGCTCGTCAAAGATTAGACAGTCCTAAATACGCTAATCAAACTGGTGGTTATGGTGAGAACTCTGTTCGTGAAACACCAATGAATCAGCATGGTACAACTGGTAATGTTGAACCTAATGTTAAACCACAGCCTGATCTAGCTGGTCACACTTACATTCCGCATACTAAACGTCCATAGTTAACCGTGGCGGTTTTATCTCCAGAGGCTTCTTTTCAAGAGTTTGCTGAATATGTTGAAACCCACAAGGGTCCTAAAACTGACAGTGAGCTTGAAGAGTTGTGGGAATGGAGACAGAAGCTTTTAGGTTTGCGTATTATCACGGATAAGGCGTGGCGTGAACGTGCGCTTGCTCCTGATGAGATGCATTTGACTCGTAATGAGCGTGAACAGAAAGTTATCGCTGAAGCTAAGTCGCAAGGTAGAAACATAGAGAAAGTCTGATGGCACGTAAAACAAGAGCAGAGTTGCATGAACAGTATGCCCAGCGTATAGACAGGGCGCGTCGTTGGCGCGACCAGGAAGGCTATACGGAAACTTGGCGGCGTTTAAACGATTTGTATCGTGGGAAGCATTGGCCCCGAACAACTGCAGCTGAACGTGATCTTATTGCTGTTAATCTTTCTTTTTCGACGGTTAATGTTATAGCACCTAGTGTTTCTGTTAATCATCCTAAGATTGTTGTTTCTGCTAATGACCCTGAGAATAGTGACAGGGCTGCTTTTGTTGAAGCTGTTGTTAACCATTTGTGGAAGCATCACGATTTCCGAACTCCTTTCCGTCGGGCTGTTAAAGATTTTCTTATTTTCGGTCACGGCTGGTTGAAGGTTGGTTGGAAGTTTTTAGAACAAGAGCGTTCTCTTTCCGAATCGGAACAGGAAGAGCTTTTGGATCAGGCTATTGTTGAGGTTGACAATTTTGCTGCTGAGTCTCCTATGTTTGCTGGGGAGTTACCCACAGATGAGGAAATGGCAGCTAATGTTCCTCAAACAGCGATGATGGTTGTTGAGGATCAGCCTTTTATTGAAAGGGTTTCTCCTTTTGACATTTTTGTTGATCCTGAAGCGACTTGCATGGATGATTTAACTTGGATAGCTCAAAAAATTGTTCGTCCTCTTGATGAAGCTAAGAACGATAAAAGGTATAAGCCTTCTGTTCGTAAAAGGCTCACAGCGGATGCTGGGGTTAACCCTATGTATGCCGCAGAGTATCTTGACAACAGAGAGTATTTGTATGACGAAGAGCGTGTGACTATATGGGAATTTTATGATGTTTCTAAAAACACTTTGAGTGTTTGGGGGGAGAACAGTGACGAATTTTTAGTTGACCCGATTCCAATGCCTTACGCATACGGTCAACCTTTTGTAATGCTCCGCAATTATGATGTTCCAGACTATTTTTACCCGATGGGTGATCTGGAAGCTATTGAGTCTTTACAATTAGAATTGGATAAAACTCGTTCACAATTAATGAACGACAGGAAAAGGTATGCGAGAAAGTATCTTTTCCATGAAAGGTCTTTTGGACCTGAAGGTCGTGAAGCTTTAGAATCTGATGAAGATGGGCGTATGGTGCCTGTCGTAGACGAAAACAAACCTTTATCGGAAGTTGTCACACCGATGCCCCAGGTTCCTGTTTCGCCTGAGATTTATGCTTACAGTGACATTATTGAAGCTGACATTAACACGGTTTCAGGTATTTCTGAATATGCACGAGGTGCTATGCCTGAGATTCGTCGTACAGCTACTGAAGCGTCGATTATTGCTGATGCTCAGAATGCTAGAGCTGCAGACAAGTTAGCTATTGTTGAATTGTCTATAGGTATGCTTGGCAGAAGAGTCATTCAGCTGATGCAACAGTTTATGACTGGGGAGCAGATGGCTAGGGTCCCTAACAGGGGAAGCGACGATCTGTTTGTCCCATTTTCTAGGGAAGATATTGTAGGTGAGTACGATTTCAGTGTTGAAGCTGGTTCCACTCAACCTATGAATGACACTATACGCAAACAACAAGCGGTTTCTTTGCTTAATGCTTTGGCTCCTCTTGTGGGTACTGTGATTGACCCAACTGCGTTAGCTGTTCATGTTCTTAAAACAGGTTTTGATATTAAAGATCCTGAAAGGTTCATTATGCAACAAGGACCGCCTATGCCACCTGAAGGTGCTGGAGGCGCTCCACCGATGCAAGGACCTAGTGACATGGTGCCACCTCCCCCTGGCGCACCTGTCGGGGCATCTCCAGATGGGGCTTTTGCCCCAACTGGTGGTGTTCCCCCAGAGCTTTTAACTCAGCTTCAAGGACAAATGGGGCTTGATTTACCTGCGCTGTAACCCTTATTGGGACAGTGCTATTTTTTAAATAGGAACAACCAAAAAAATTGGACTCCGAAGGAGGGGCTAATGCCCGAAGATAACATAGAAACAACGGAACCCACAACAGTGGACACTTCAGAAGTTTCAGCAGAAGCAGTGACGGAACCTGACGGAACTTACGTCGTTAAAATCGATGGTGAGGAACAGCAGGTCAGCCTAAATGAGCTTCAAGACGGTTACCAGCGTCAAGCGGATTATACTCGCAAAACGCAGGAACTGGCAGAAGAACGACAGCGTTTATCGCAAGCAGAGGCAATAGCTTCAGCTCTGGAAACAGATCCTTCTGGGACGATAGCTGCGCTTTCATCAGCGTTTGGTGTGGAGGACAATCTTCCTGTGAACAGTGGAACAGAATATGATAGTGAAACTGTTGACGAAGACCCTAATGCTAAACGGTTAGCACAGTTGGAAAATCAGGTGGCGCGACAAGCTCAAGTTCAAAGACAACAAGCTTTGGAAAAAGAAGTTGCTGGTCTTAAGAGAAAATATGGGGATTTTGATGCGGCAGAGTTGTTTAGGCATGCTTTGACTAACAAGATTCCTAATTTGGATGCAGCTTTCACTCATATGAAATATGGTGAAGTTGCTGATACGGCTGAAAAATTACAAAAGGAACAGGAAATTGTCGAGGCGAAGCGTGATGCTTCGACTGTGACGAGCGGTGGTAGCACTCAAGCTAATGCTGTGGTTTCTGATCCTGGCAGTGGTGAAAAACCGTCCTCGATCAGAGAAGCTTTTTCTTTAGCTAAACAACAATTAGGCAATTAAACCTCTAAGGAGAAAACAATATGACTGCGGGTAACACCAATTTCGACGAGATTCTCTCCACTACGTTAAACAATTACATACCTAAACTTACTGACAACATTTTCACAGCTAGACCTTTGTTCTACGCTTTGACAAATGGTCAAACAATTAGGCGTGTTTCGGGTGGTGCGAAGATCGTAGTTCCAATTATTTATGGAACAAACTCAACCGCTGGTTCTTACTCTGGAACAGACACTATTTCCACAACTGCTCAGACAGGTATCACATCTGCTGAGTACGACTGGAAACAGTATGCTGCTACGGTAACAATCAACGGTCTTGAAGAAGCCAAAAACAATGGCGAAGCACAGATCATTGATCTGTTGGAAGGTAAAATCTTCCAAACACAGGAAACAATTATCGAGAACATGAACACCATGCTCTTCGGTAATGGTACAGGTAACAGTGGCAAAGACATGCTTGGGCTTGCAGCCTGCATCGGTCTTGGCAACGACGCTGGCGGATCTACTTTCGCTGGTATTGACGCAACTGACTCAGACAACTCTTGGTGGAGATCACAAGTTTCCAACCAAGCTGGTGCGATAGACGTTGCTTCAATGGCTACCATGTACAACAACTGTTCAGTTGGTAACGACCAACCTACTATTATCATCACTGGTCAAAGCCAGTACGAAGCTTATGAGGCTCTCCTCGATGGGCAAATTCGTTACACGGACACCGACATGGCTGACGGAGGATTCCAGAATCTTCTGTTCAAGGGCGCTCCGATAACCTTTGATGGTACTCTTGCAGGTGAAGGAAAAATGTATTTCCTTAACACCAAGTATCTCCAGTTGGTAGCTCATAGCGATGTTTGGTTCAAGCCAACACCGTTTGTACGTCCAACAAACCAAGATGCTGTGTTCTCACAGATTCTTTGTTATGGAAACTTGACAACGAGCAACCGCTCTCGTCAAGGATACATCTACGGTATCACACCTGCTTAATCATGGGTAGAGAGCTTGCTTACGCATACAAGTCAGGTGCTAGACCTTATGGTCAACCTGGTGGAGACAGAAATTTTCGTGATGCGTCCCCTCGTCCAGAGGCGGTGGGACCTGGTCGGAATGTGACTCGTCTTCCAGATATGCCTAAAGAGGCTCCTGCTTCTGAAGAAGCATCTAAATGTAGTGCGCTGACTCGTAGCGGTGACCCCTGCAAAGGGCGACCCGCTATGGGCGGCGACCTATGTGTTTTCCATAGGGAGTAAGAATGCAGATTTCAGAAATGAGATCATATATTCGCTCTGTTGTGGATATTGATTCGTCAGATATCTCTGATGATGTTATGAATCGTTTTCTTGGAGAAGCATACGATGTTATTGTTTACTCTGAGAAAAGATGGCCCTTTTTTGAGGTGTCTACTACTTTTTCTACCGCAGGTGGAACTAAAGATTACACTTTAGCTACTGTGGGTGCTTCTGTTACTAATGGGATTCGTGAAATAGCTTCTCTTAGAACAGATGATCATGTTATTCAATATCTTGGCAGAGATACTGGAGATATTGTTTATCCTTTGGATTCAACTAATTCTGGTGACCCTTGGTATTGGTCTTATTGGGCTGATAATGTCAGGTTGTATCCAACTCCTGGATCGGGAGAAACTGTTTATGTGAGAGGGTACAAGAACCCTGCAGCTTTCGGAGCTGGTTCTTCTGACGCTACTGAACCTTCCGATTTGCCTACACCTTTTCACATGGTTTTAGCTACTTATGGGATAGCTCGTGCTTATGAACAGCAGGAAGATCCCACTATGGCTTCACAATATTTTTCTATTTTTAATCAAGAGCTGGAGAATCTGAGAGCGCGTTACGAGGACACTCCTGCTCCTCAACCTGTGAGGTTGAACAGTCGGACGGCTTCTCGTTGGATGTCTCAATCTTATTTACCTAATCGTTTACGTTATTCTTGGGAGTAATACGTGGCTTCAGTCAATTTCAAACTTGAAGCCCTTGAATCTTTCGTTGGCGGTTTGAATCTTCGCACAGATCAGTTCAATTTGGAGGAGAATGAATCTCCTGATTTGTTGAATGTTCTTGTCGATCCTCGTGGTGGTATACGTCAACGTGATGGTGTTGACCGTCGCAACACGACAGCTTTAAGCGCTGACATTAAAGGCATCTGGTCTTTACACACTGATTCTGGTACTAGCCATGTGATGGTCAATTATGGCACTAAGGTCGCTTATTCCGCTTCGGCTAATTTCACTGATATTACTGGTATTACTGCTAGGACTGCTGGGTCTAGGGTTTATGGAACAACTATGAACAATGTGGCTTATGGTGTTTCTTTTGATAAGCCTTCTTTCAGGTGGAATGGTTCAGCTGCTGCGGATCTGGGAACTACTTTTGGTGCTTCTGGTAACATGCCTCAAGCACAGTATGTTGCTTTTTGGAACAATTTTGCTTGGGTTGCTAACACTTACGAATCTGCGACTAATCATAAATCCAGGTTGCGTTGGTCTAACATTAATGATCCTGAGACTTGGACTGACACTGATTATGTTGATATTGATTTGGGTGATCATGGCGATTACATAACAGGCATTGTTCCTATGGGGGATCGTTTGCTTGTTTTCAAATCGAACAGTGTTCATGCTGTTTTCGGTTTTGATTCTGATTCTTTTCAGGTGGTTACTTTGTCTAATGATGTGGGTTCTGTTCCTTTGTCGTCACCTGTGGCGACTCCTTATGGGACTTTCTTTTGGCATGCCGACATGGGTGTGTATCTTTATGACAGGGAAAATTTTGTTTACATTTTTAATAAGTTGATGCCAGCTATTGACGATGGTCGCATCACTTTCAGTGAGAATCCTCAATTAGCGTGGGGTAACAACAAATTGTATGTTTCTGTTGATTGGACTGAAGATGGTTCAACAACTAGACGCACTTTGATGTATGACCCTACGATAGCCCAAGGTGGGGCTTGGGTTCTTAGTGATATTGATGCTGGACCTTTATATGCTTACAAGCCACCTAATTCTTCTTCTACAGTTTTCGGTGGTTGTGTCGCTAACACTGGTGTGTTGATCGACATGGAAGATGAGCAGAACCGTTCAACTGACAGGTATGGGTCTTCAGCTGAGACTCATATCACTTCTTATTTCGTGACTCCTTGGATGACAGGAAAGAACCCTATCGTTAAAAAACGTTGGGGTCGTCCTCGTATCGTTACGTCAGCTGAGTCAACTATTTCGCTTCCTATTCTTGTTTACAAGGATTACGACAAGTCTGCTTACACTAATAGTTTTAGTGTTGCTATTGCAGGTAAAACGTCTGATTCTTTGTGGAATACAGCTAAGTGGGATGATGCTGATAGCACTTCTGCTTATTACGCTATTTGGGATGCTATATCCCGCAGTTTAACAGCAGATGTTATTAATATGCCCACTCTTGGGACAGCAAAGAGTATAAGTATGAAAGTAAGCGGTCCTAGCACCAATAATCATTGGGAAATGAACGCTTTGGCTTTCACCTACACGCCGAGGAGATTGCGTTAAATGGCAACTTTGTCCGTTACAAACACGTTCTCTGCAGGAACCACGATTGTGGCTGCAGACATGAACCAAAACTTTACTGACGTTGAAACTTTCGTTAATTCGTCACCTGGACTTATCCAAAACGACATTGTTGATGCTAAGGGGGATGTGATAGCAGCTACGGCTTCTAACACAGTTACGCGCCTTCCTGTGGGTACTAACACTTATGTTTTGACAGCAGATTCGTCTGAATCGACAGGATTGAAATGGGCTCCTAGCCCAGCTGTTGATGTTGTTACGACTAAAGGGGATCTTATTGCTGCTACTGCAGCTGATACTGTTACTCGCTTAGGTGTGGGTACCAACAATTATGTTTTAACAGCAGATTCGGGGGAATCAACAGGTCTCAAATGGGCTGCTACTGCAGATCCTACATGGGAAAACGCTAATAACGTTCTTACAAATTCGGTTTTCAGTTAAATAAAGGAAAGGTAATATGGCAACATATTCAAAAGTAAAACTGTCAGGTAGTGATGATGGCAGGAACATATCAGTAACAGGTACTGGCACAGGTGCTTCTGTTAC